TCTTTATCAGATTCTGTTATACCATCATCACCAAGAGGTGCAAATGCTTCAATACCAGCATCTAAATCCTTTGCAAGTAGCTCTCTCATTACAGTAGCTCGCATACCTTTTTCTTGACTTGGAATCTGAACAACCCTAACAAGAGGATACTTCTCAGGGTTCTTTACGAAATATTCATAACGCTTCATATCACCCTTATCAAATACCCCAGGTTTGATTTCACGCGGCCCACCAGCACCTACAATAATTGGTAAATCTGGATTTGCATCTGCATATTTATATACATCCCTAACAGGGGTATTTGCTGATGTACGAACCTCAATTGGCTTACCAAGATGCTTGGCATAGATCTCCCAGATAGCTTTTGATTGAGCTTGAGTAATGACTCCTTTTTCTGGCTCATTCTCTACTAACTCACGGTCACCTGAACCGATAAATACAATACCTTTATCAGCATCTTCGAGAATATATTTAAATGCTCTAAAGTGACCCTTTGTTGGTGGCTTAAACCCTCCCGGTAGTAAGGCTACTGAGTTACTATTTTGACTTTCTACATATTGGGTAAAATTCATGATCCAGGTTTTCCAGTTCCAAAGTTTGCTGCACTAAATTCTTGACGATCTACCATTTTGGTTATTTGAGCCCCTTCATCATCTACCTTCGATAAAGCGAAACCTTCTGGCGCGGTTGTTTGCCATTGACCGCCTCCCTCATCGAGATAATTTCCAAGCAAATCGTTGCGAGTTATCTCATTAAATATTTTAACGAGATTATTTTTTAACATTGCTATAATTTTAGTAATTTCCAATACCCCCTTAACGGAAGATCTAAGCTCCATAAGCTTACCCATATCTGCATCCATTTGTTCTTTCTTTCTTTGCTTACCAGCATCGGATTTAAGCTTATCAATTTGCTTTTGATATCTATCAGCATTATATCTTACTAATTCATCAGTAGACATTGCAATATTATCTAAGAATCTACCGCTTCTAATTTCACTATTAATATACGTCTTTATTAACGCGTTATAAGGTTCGAGCTCTTTAAACTTTATATTGTTAGATAATTTTAATACACGCTCTTTCTTACGTTTAACATCGGTTAAAAGTCTTTTTGTGAACCTACTCACACCTTGTTTAGACTTACCCGCTAAAACGTTGAATAAAAATACCGTATTAGAAGATGAAAACTCATCCGGACTTGATGTATATTTTTTAACCTTAAGAATCCCATCACGCACCTCATATTCAATATGCACTGCAACCCCTATTTGTGCTTTTTGTATTTGATCTCCATACGGACTATCCGGAGATACAGCATACTTAATGGTATTCGGTGTAAATGTTATAAATGTATTCTCATTGGGCACACCATCTATTGTTTGTGGGGTTTCTATTTGCTTGAGTTGATCATCAAACATAAAATCCATTTGATAGATGCCTTTTATATTTAAAGAAGGTAAATATTTTAAAGCTTTTACTAATTTATCTACCAAACCTGGAGCGTGGCCGTGATTTCGCTCAATATCTTCAACAGTATAGTTTATTTTTGGATTTTTTGCAAAAGCGGACTTACTGGCTACAAAGAATCTTCCACTAGGATCAGTCCCTGCAACTATAGCTGGAGCTCCATCAAACTTAACACTAATTTTATAATCAGATTCTTCTGTGAAGTACTTTATCGAAGCTTCAATTTGATTTAGTGCGTCATGTACTCCTTGCTTACCTTTGTTAAGAATGTTTTCCTCTAAATGATCAATGTGCTTAACTGCGCCATCTATAGCATCAAAAAATTCTAAATAGAGATTTTGTTTTTTATTTTTATAGTATTGTTTAAATGTTCTCATATTTATAAATCAGCAATATTTACTTAATAGTATTGAGTGATGGATCTAAGTTCTTAAGAGTAATAACGCCGCATGATATCATATCTTCATCCACTAGCTTTTTAATTTCTGAAGCGTTAAACAATCTAAAGTTACCAAACCCGCTTCGCGAACTTTCATCTGTTCTTATAAAAAGAAAATCCGATACATTGTGCCGCATTGCATAACTGGTAAAATATATAGTAGTTAACATATTGCGAACTTTTCTTGGATCTTTTAAATCAATAGACTCTAATTTAATAATATTGTCGATATTTACCCCATAAGCCATCGTTATAAATTCTCTAATTGCATTTTGCAATTGCTCTTTCTCAATATTACCACTTTTGTTTTTGGCAATATTTACAATAATATCTACAATTTTAATAGAATTTGCCGTCCCCGGAGTATTAAGCGTATATGCTATTTTACCTAGTGTAATATTTTGAAAATTATCAAATTCTCGGCCCCGTCCCCCTAATCTCGCGCTGGTTCCCTTCACCTCTAAGTATCTTCCATTCCAATTAAGATCGCCTTCACCCGCTCCGCCTTGAGATACGTCGTTAAAAACAGCAGCTGAGAAGACTTCACCTTTACCTATCCCTCGACCACTCTCAGTCCCTATTATATTTATAAGACTCTTAACAGTATTAATGCTCATCCCAGTTTGTTTGGTCATTATTGCTACTAAATTACCGGATTTTCCTATACTGGATAGATCGACGGGATTATTAATATAATTTAAATAATTTTCGAGATCATTATTTCTAGCTATTATATTAATAATGATATTTTCTACATTACTATCCGGGCCACCGCTAAAGGTCGAGCTATTCAAGTTATGGCGGTTAAGATGATTAATAATTTTTATTTTATATGGAACCGTACTTAGATATTGATTTAGATATTCAATTACTTCTGGTGTCAACGCGTTATTACTGTCTAGTTCTTTAATTTTTGAAATTAAATCTTGGGCACTTAATAATTCTTTACCTTCAACTACGTTTTCAGTATATATTTCAGTATATATTTCACTTAATGATTTCCAGCAACTCATATTATCCAGGTATGTTTAATTTATCCTTATCCTCTTCTGTTGTTTTTGTAGTGGAATACGATCCAATTATTGATTGAAGGGCTTCCAAAATCGATTTAGCATTAGTCTGATCGATATCTTTATCAGTAGGTATTAAATTAATTAACTTAGCTTTATCTTCTAAGGATAAATCGATTAAAAGTGCTTTACGTATAAACTTAACTAGCACTACCTCAGCCTCTGGTGATAAAGTCTCTACCTCCTGCTCAGGTTCCTCTACCGGAGGCGCTTCTTGAGGCGCCATCTCCCCGGCTCCCATCGATGGATCTGCAGCTAAATTCGGATCAACTGGTGCTGCAGCGCCGAGAACCTCATTTGGAGATTGCTCAGTCAAATACTCAATAGCGGTACGCGCTATACGATCAAATTTCTTCATATATAAGTATTATTTATAGAATTGATAGTAGTTTTGTCTTAAAACCATTAAAATAGTTCTCGTCTAGCCACGTTAATTCATATTTCTTTATAAATTTATCAACTAAATTATATTGATATTTATTTTTACCTATAGTATCCAACTTGCTACGCATTAGATTGATGTGATAAACAGCGTGACCGTCTCCAGAATCGATTAATTTCATGAACTTATCATAAGAATAACTACTAATGTAAAATTTAAGAGGAAAATTACGTTCGAGTTTTGTTATAAGTCCCTTAACAAGTAGGTAAAACTCACTATCATTATAGCCAGCTGCAGCTGCTCTATTACGAAGTATTGTATTTGGTATTCTCTCCTGTCGAAGATTGAGAAATAGTACTTTTTTAGTGGAGATATCTGCATCTAAGAGCAGATCGCAGACTGTTTTAATAAAAAAATGATAAAATATTTTAAGCTTATGAGATTTCTTACTAAGATCTACTGAGAATTCATGCATATAGTCGACCCAGTCTGGTAGAACGACATCCGCTAATATGTCTGTTATATCTATTAGCTCTATGTTGTAATATTTTAAATCTACCCCCATATACTATATAACAATATATTGATATGAGAGAATATCAACTATTCTTCAAGAAGACGGCGTGTTTCGTCGGGAATTTTACCGATTCTAGCATTAATAATACCGTTATAGTACTGATCACTTATGAGAACGTCTTTTTCTAGCTGCTCTTTCATCTCGAAATAAGCTAATTCCCATTTATTATTGCAGAATCTAATAATTTCGAAAATAAATTTATCTTTACCGATCGATTCAATATCAGAATTAAGCTTATTGCACGATCCGGTATATGTTCTCCAGTCAGTATCTTTCTCGACGTGTCTTTTTCTTTTCTTACCCTTAAGAGGCGCGCGTTTGAGGATGGTCTTACACTGCTTTTTACCAATATACTTATGATTATTATCGGTATTTGTTATAACGTATATAAATCCGTACGGATCTTCTGGTATCTCTAATTCTGTAACCCAATGGCCTAAATTTATCATTTTTATCGGCCGTTTTTATTCAGGGCTCCCAACCCCAGCCAAGAGTTATTTATTCCCGTGGTTTATAAGTCAACGGTTTTTACGAGATTTTCTAGTTTTTTTACGTTTTTTACGTTTTTTTGTACTAATTCCAGCTCTTCTTTGGATTTTATTAGGTAATCCGCCGAATATATTACGCGCATCCCCTGGCGCATAATTATCTCCGCTAAATGTAGTAGCGGTAGGTTGTAATTCACCGAATGAGCCACCATCTCCAGCGATTGAGTCCTCAGATAGTATTTTTATAAATGTATTAAAATAAAGATTGGATTTCTCCATATTAGTATTTATATTAATAAGATGGATCTTCTTGAAAAATATATAGAGGAACTTAAATTAGAGCTTTCTATAGATGAAATGAACGTAAGCGAAGTTCAGCGTCGCCTTCCTGCAAGAAGACACTACTGGACTGCTAGACTCATAAGGCATAAGCATGAGCTCAATTCAATATATAAAGAAAAGCAACAGCGTGAGAGAGAAATCGCTGAAAAACTTAGAGAAAAATCTGTAACGCGCTTGAGTATACCAGAATCTCTTAAAATGGCTAAAGGTAGTAGCGAAATGACGGAACTTACTAATAAATGTAAGGAGTTAGAATTAATTATTGAGTTTTTAGAAAAAACTGAAAAAAATCTTACCTCTATGGTTTGGGATATAAAAAATATTGTCGAGCTAATGAAGCTTGAGATGTTATAATGCAGGTCGAGATTGACTACTCAATAAATCATAATCGCTGTTTAATAAAAACAGATAATTCCGTATTGTTAAACGAAATAAGAGAGAAATTTAGTGTGCCTAATAAGGCGGCCGCATATCAGTCCAAGTTTGCCCCCAGAAGATTATACTCTATAACTCCTGCTGGTAAGTTCGAGCCAGGTCTCTTATCTGATGTTATAAAAACAATAAAAGAATCTGCACCTACATGTAAGATCTCCTTTACAAGCGAAGTTAGAGAGATTGTAGATTGCGGTTTTAGCGATGAACTCATCTTTTTAGATAATAATCTAGAATTAAGGTATTATCAAGAAGAAATTTTAAAAAATGCTCTTAAAGGAGGTAAGGGGGTATGTGTTTTAGGGACAGGTGGAGGTAAAACCTTAACAATAGCTACTCTTATACATAATATTATTAATAAAACTAAGGGAGGTAAAGATTTTAGGTGTTTGTTATTAGTACCTGACCGCGGTCTAGTACAGCAGACATACAGCGATTTTGAAGAGTATAATGTACCATTTACTTTCTGCAGATGGACCTCACAATATAAATTAGATACTAATGTAAATGTTGTAATAGCGAGTAATCAAATTGTTCAAAGTCAGTTTGACGATCATTCATGGATAGAACATGTAGATTTAGTAGTTATTGATGAAGCTCATAAAGTAAAGCATAAGAACAAAATAGGTAAATTAATTAGTAAGATATATACTAATAATAAATATGGCTTTACTGGTACCCTACCAGAGGAGCAGATGGATAGGTGGTCAATAATCGGAAAGACAGGTCCAGTATATTATGAGAAAGGTAGTAATGAACTTCGCGAAGAAGGATTTTTAACTTCAGCGGAGGTTAAAATTCTTAAAATTGAGTATAAAAAGAAACCTAAAACATATTTTAAGGATGATGAATTTACATCGACGGCAAGATACAAGGCAGAATTAGATTTTTTATATGAGAGTGAATATCGTAACAAAATAATAAAACAAGTAAGTAGTAATTTTAAAAATAATATTTTAATACTAGTTAATCATATAGCTCATGGCGAGATACTCTTAGATACTCTTAATAATATTTCAGATAGAGAAGTTCATTTTGTTCAAGGCTCGGTAGAGGTTGACGATAGAGAGAAAATTAAAAAGAGTATGGAGAATAATAACGGGGTTATTTGTATTGCAATGTCATCTATATTTTCTACAGGAATTAATATTAAAAATATACATATGATTGTTTTTGCAAGCGGGGGCAAGGCTTTTATACGTCTAGTACAATCGATTGGTAGAGGATTGAGAAAGCATCACAGTAAAAATAAATTAATTATTATTGATCTAGCCGATCAACTACATTATGGAATATCACATTTAAACAAAAGGTTAGAAATATATCGAAAGGAGAGTATACCATTCAATATTTCTACAATAAAAGAACCTTAGTGAGTTGAATTATTATAATAATCTACTATAATGAAGGTTAGCTATGGCAAAGACTAAAGATAAGAGCAATTATTATGTAGAACCTAAAGAGTTTAAGGATGCAATAGCCCGTTTCTA